TAATGTCAGATTTAACATAATCCATCTTTGAGTCATCGTAGTAGATCTTCTCAAACATGGTGTAACGATTTGGAATGAACTCAAGCTCTCTGGTTTCCAGATCGAAAGTGTGAAACCCTTTTGGATCTGCACAATCGGCCCAAGTCATCTCGTATGGACACCCCAGATAATAAATCTGACCATCATTGGATCTCTTGTGGTAGTGTCCACTCAGAACCATCTCAAAGTTCTTGAACAGTTCTTTCTCAAATCCATGATCGGATACCACTCCTTGGTGCATCTCAAATCCTTTGACTTCCAGATGACCCATACCAATCTGAGCTCCAGACTTCAGAACCTTGGTAGTATCTGCATAATTCTCAGCAGTGATCCAAGGAATGATTGCAATGTCCTGTTTCTCAATAGTAATTACTTGTGGTTTATCATACACAAACCATGCATTATCTTCTCTAGGTATAGGTAACTCATTGTAACAATTTACTGCAAGTGTGTTTTTGTAGTATATGTCATGATTACCCACTATGAAGTGACATGGTAGCCATGTACCCATAAGACCACCTATGAATTTCTCACGAAAATCCATCGCCGTTTTGTAGTTGATGAACTTTCTACGATCTAGACAGTCTCCAAGGTGCATAAATCCACATATCTCATCAGAGTGTTCTACCACGTATGGAAAGAACTGATTCTGATAGAAGTCAAAGAAATAATCACTAAAAACTTGACTATCGTTTCGAGCTCCAAAGTGTGTATCCGTTAGGATTACGAGTTTTTTCATTTTTTTATTCTTGCATCAATAAAATCTTCTAACCATAGTTTACCAGTTCCAGCATCAGACTGTTCAATAGAATCCTCTATTTCATGCAACTCTGCGGCTGGAATGTTTGCAGTGAACTCTGTTATCATCGTTTCAACTTCATCCACATACTTTTCAAATTTAGTGGTCATAATAGATCCTCTTCAATAAAGTTTTCAATACCCTTCTTACGTTTTTTCTTTTTGGGAGCCTCTTCTCTGGGAAGATTGTCTTTCAAGAAATCAATGTAAGTATTATCATATACATCGTCATCATATTCCATCACATCATGAGTCTTCAATGTATCATTATCAATAATCTTCTGTTTGATAGATTGTTGCTTCTTTTCTTTGGTAATCCTTCTAAGAAATGCATAATAAATTATTTGAGTAAAATAAGCAAATGGATTCTTAGATTTATCTGGATTAAAATTCTTTGCGTATTGTATACAGTTTTCTATACCATCTCCAATCATCTCCTCACGATAGGTGTAATTAATAAAATTAGGCCGATAAGACAAATGAGTTGCAATTTTGTAGAAGCATTCACCTATGTACTCCGGTCTGGGTGGTATAACATCACCCTCTTCTTCTGCATCGTTGACCTCTTTCTTCCACTCCAGCATGGCTGCAAGGAATTCTTTGTTATCAACGTAATGTTTCTTTTTATCAGTGTTACTCATAATATACTCCTTTTGATTGAAAATGTCAAGACATTTATTTTTGTCTTGACTGTTTGAATTTTATTACCTATAATAAGCATGTCTGGGTTCAAGTTACATTTGTACCTTATGTAGCTTATAGTCAAACTCCTCTTGATTATAGATGTTAATCCTTTCGACAAAGTGTCTAATCGTATGATTCTTATTATCGAAATCATCAGCTATGTCATAAAGATTGGCCGCAACCTTACTATCATGCAGTCTTAACCCCCTACCTATTGATTGTAGATTCCTAATACGAGACTTATAAGGACTAGCGAAAATGATGTTATGAAGATTCCTAATATTGACGCCAGTACTGAATACACCGAAACTGGCGACAAGAATTCTTCCCTCAGACTCTTCCGTAAGTCTTCGTACTCCCTCTCTTGTTTCTGTATCTGTAGCTCCGTAAACCAAGTGAACATCATTGGTCTTCTCCTTTATCATGTTATACAATAACTCTCCATGTTTTATTAACGAAAAAAGGATGAGTGTGTTACCTTTCTGATCCAAGCTCAAGTTCTTTATCAAATTATTTCTCTTAGTGTGCTGGGTAATGTACTTAATTTCATCTTGATATTTACGTATTATACACTCTTCTTTTGGATAAGTCAAGACAATTCCATGCACTTTTATGTCAGAAAGTTGTTTATTATCAATAAGTTGTCTAGTGGTTGTAACCTGTTTTACGGGCCCAAACAACCCTTCTAGAACCAATCTGTGGCACTGTGTACCATCTAAAGTTCCTGTCAGACCATACTTGTACTCACACTCTGTAGTTTTATGCATGATCTTCTTGAGTGAGTCAGCCTTGAAAGTATGAGCCTCATCACCAAAAATTACGGCGAATCTTTTGAAGTAGGATTTTGGTTGTTGATACAAAGACTGCCATGTTGATATGTAACAATACTTTGGTGATTCTTTTTCTTTCCCTGCGTATATACGATGACAATAATACTCAGCGTTCCATCCATATTCTTTGAAGTCTGAGAACATCTGTTCAACCAGAGAAGTTGTAGGAACGAGTAATAACACACAACTACCAGTTCCTTCTAGTAATTTACAATAGTATCGTATCAGAATGTATATGATGAGTGACTTACCAGATGCAGTAGGACTAACAAGGAGGCTGCGGCCAGATCGTATACAATGATGCACGGCATCCACTTGGTAATCTCTAACTTCATGAGGTAGTCCCAAGGTTGAGATAAAAGATTCGACATTTTCTCTGTAAATTGAAAGTGGTGAAAAATAACCACCTGTTATTGAGTAAGACCTTTTTTCTGCAAAATCTCTGATATAGGAATACAACCCACTGTAAATTTGGTTGGTCCTTGTATCAAACAGTCTTATTTTACCATCCCAAACCCTGTTCTTATATGCTGGCATGAACTTGGCCTCTGGGACATCAAAACTGAAAAAATCATTCAGTTCTCGTGCAATACTTCTTTCACACTCCACTTGGAAGAAAACATCATTCTTTTTATGAAGAATGATATCAGACTCCAGCTTCAAACTTTCTCCACTCAATTGCATTTTTGATTTGGAAAGATCGGTTTGAAATGGACTTGACAACCTCTTGGAGATATTCTACTACAGTTTCATAATAGTCTATCTTACCTTTAAGTTCTCTGATTTCTTCATCAGCATCCATAAAAAGTGCAATATCACCTTTTGTTGCTAATTTCAACTGTGTCAAACCTTCTGCATCTTTTTCTTTATACTCTTGATCTGTAGCCTTTCCTGTATAGAATATCCATTTATTTCTTTTTAGAAGGGCAAAATCACCTTGAGTCTTCTTGAGAAGAAGAGAGTGTTCTGTAAGGAGTTGAAGATATCTGGAGTGGAGTGAGGGGATACGTAGAGCCTCAACATCCAACTCCATATCGTTGATCTTGAGATCTCTTTTTACTTTTTCTTGTATTTCAGATAGTGTCATTATCAAAATTCAAATTGAGTCGCCCAAAGCACCCAAGTATGTTGTCGCACATGAATCGAGTGGACTTATTTAATCAAAAATATGTCTGAGCGACTCAGAACTATTTATGTTGCATTTTTAAACTCATAATACATATATCTGAAAGATGCATCTACTCTTATGTACTCTACATCTCCAGCATCAACTATCAAATCTATACCACCCAAACTTGTAGGAAATAAATCTCTAAAGTGTACTTCAACCTTGGGGATATTCTTTGAATTATAAAATGTCATTGTTGCATCTGAATATATGGCTGTTTCGGATTTAGTGGTATTAGCACCAGCCTGACTCGCATAGGTTTGTCTAGATGCGCCTGGAAAATTATCATTTACCTGGCCTTCAGATAATACGTTTGCAAATTGAGAATGTTGTTTAGGGAATCCAATACCCACCAACCATTCCCATATCTCTCTATAATTCTTCAATTCTTCATCAACAATAAACTGTATATTCAGAGTGTCAAAAGTAAGTTTGTCACCAGATATTGGCATATCTGACATGGGTGTAGGAAACTGAGCCTCTCCTAGAGTAATGCCTGGGATATTTGCATTTGTGCAAAACCAAGTTACTAGAGGTAGACGATCAAATCTAATTCTCCATTGATTTGGAGAAGCATAATCGTATGTTGTGGGTTGACTTGTATTGGACATAATTTACCTATACAAGTATTTAGGTGGGATCTAAGAGGGGCATTTCACCCCTCTTAGAAATGTGATTACATGATGTTTGTAACCTTGGCACGCCTGTAGTAACAGTTGTCACCTACACCAAAAGGTGTGGAGTCTGTTCTGATAGCTCCAGTTGAACCGACTTTTGCGAATGGATTTTCTGCCATTCCGTAACGTGTCTTGAACGCAATCCTTGGTTGGAAAGTGTCCTCAGAGACGGCACGAACCATTTGCAATGGAACGTATGGGCAGTAGAACAACCCAGCGTCATAAGCAGATGCACCACGATATCCAGCAACATACCAATCACTGGCACCATCGACAGCTGATGCATAAGGATCAACATAGACTTTAATTCGTCCGTTGATTGTTCCGGCAAAAGTGTTTCCACTTGGGGAAGGATCAACATTCAAGTTACTTGACAATGCAGGAGCATAATCAAGTACTCCGGCCATTGACAGAGCAGATGCTGTGTCAGCGGAACACATTAGAATGTTTCCTTTTCCTCGGCGTGTTCTGATTCCGATTGCGTTACAATCTTTTTCGATCTGAAAAAGAAGTCCTTTGAACTTCTCAACTGACCAACGACCATTCGAGTCTACGTCCATGTTGAAAATTCCGTCTGTGGAAGTTCCCTGGGCTCCTGCTTCAGCAGTAACGTAGATTGTTCGGATTACTTCACGATTGATTTCCTGAAGAATCTCTTGACTCAGAATGTTGGATAACTCAGACTCAGCATCCAAACCATGAATGGCTTTCAGATCTTGAGCGAGTTCCATTGTGTAAGCGGCACGCAAAGCACGTGACTTAGCAGTAACAGTTGCCTTCTCAATGGTGAAACCCATGTCAGTAAATGAACTACGTGCTTCAGCACTGGCCGTAGCTTCACCTGGCTTCACGTTATAAGAACCGGCAGTGTCAATACCATAAATGTCTGGTGTACCGGCTGCATCTGTAGCAGGGGCTGTCCCACCATTCAAGGCGCCAGGATTTGATCCTGTCTGAGCAGCGGCGGCATAACCAGAATTTTTGGTATCAGCTTCGTCATGAAGAGCTTCAGTAGTGTCAACGGCACTTGTAATACTAGATCCGTTTTCACCAATTCTAGCCTTCATAGCGAAAATAAGTCCTGTAGGTCCACTCATAGGTTGGACACCACAAACGTCATAAGCAATGAGACTAGGCATTGCCCGGCGAACGAGTGAGATAAGAACTGGGTCCCAATTTGCAATGACTCCATCCGTTTGCATATCGGATTCCATCAACATTGAGCGTTGTTCTTTGAGTTCACGCTCTTGGTTTTCCAAGATAACAGAGGTAA